AAATTCAGCATTTATATAGGTAAGGCAATAGGTAATTGTGCCTTCATCTATTGTAATGTAATAATCAGTTCCTAATTCTCTTGTGGCAAAAGGAAATTCAACCACATTGTTGTGGAATATTAAATCATCTGAGGCTAATTGTTGAACTTGTGTGCCATCTGATTTATAAAGAGTAGCATAGCCCATACCTGATGGAGTTAAAGCCCCATAAAAGGTAGTGCCAGAGAATTTTAAGAAATAACTTCCTCTAATAGGAGCCAAATTGGGATTGTTTGTGTTAACTTCACTTAGATCAAATGTGCTAAAACTTTGTGGATATTTTCCAACCGCATTTAGATAACCAATGGTGTCATATGTAAAATATCCATTGTCTACATTGGTTCCTTTGCTTATTGAACTATTAACATTAACACTGACTTGTCCTTCACTATGAGCAGGTGAAGTTGCTGTTATAAGAGTATCATCTTGAATAATAAAATTAGTAGCAGTAACGCCACCAAAGGTCACTGAGGTAGCAGTAAAAGTTTCAAAACCTGAACCTACAATAGCCACATTGGTTCCGCCGCTTTGAGGACCATGATTAGGTGTAACTGAGGAAACATTAAACAGGCCAACTATGGTGCCTGTGTTCATGCCCCCACCGATATAAACATTGGTAATGTCTCCAACCTGAGTCGTCATCACATCACCTTGGAAATTAATTTTAGTTGTGGCAGTATTGATTAAATTACCTTCATCTGACACTGACAAAGGAGTTGTAGGAACACTACCACTGGTTAAATTAATTCCTGTAGCACTACTAATTCCGTGTAGAATACTACCTATTAAACTACCACTTCCAGTGTTACCTGTTATCAATCCACCTAATTGGTTTAATAGATAAGCGGCACCACCTGCTAAGGCAACACCTCCAAGAATTTTGGTTAGATTGCTAATAGCATCTGTGGTCTGGGTTGGATTCCAAGTAAAAGAACTTGGAGTGCTGAATGGTCCTGATGTAGTTCCATTGATACCTCTTGTTTTAACAACAAAACTTCCAGAAGCCAAATTGTTTGCTTGGAATTCTACAGGTGTGTCTATAGGAAATACATTACCAGTTCCTGTTGAAAATACCACAACAGAAGTAGAAGTAACTCCAGTAGAAGTGTCAACCACTGTGATTGAGGTAGATGTAGTTGTGATAGGAGGAATAACTGTGCCTGCCAAATAATAATTTCTATTGCTATCATTGGCTATATTGGCATCCCCTGAGATCCAAAACTCCATGCCATCTACAATACCTGTAGGACTTAGACTGGTGATAACCACTTTAGGTTGACTATTCGTATTGAATGAAGTATTGTCAATTAGAGGTTTGCCAGGTTGTCCAATATTACCAATTGTCTGAATACCTGTGGCATTTTGAATTAGATATTTGCTTAGATTGCTAAAATTATAGATTGAGGGATCATACTCTAAGGCTGTGATTTCAACCTTAAGAGCATTAGAATCATCTTGAAGTTCAACAATGGTGATGATTCTAAACAGTTTATTTGTATAACCATAACGGCTATTGGTAACACTAATGATATCACCGGCTTTCAATCCAACATAAGAATAATCACTTTGGAATGTAATGGTCTTGTCAAGTCTTGTCTGTGCCAGTGTCAATTCACCTAACATCTGTGCCTGAATAGGTTCATCTATAATATTATAAGAAACATTAAGAGTGTTTTCACTTTCATTAGGATTGCGGTCAGCAGTTAGTGTATCAATTAAAACATAATCAGCGGCATCCAATAGAGCCTTGTTAGGGAATGATACCTTGATGCTATTGTAAAGATCTTTTAAAGCAGTTCCACCTAAGGTGATGTTGCCTATCATGTTGCTGTCGCTGAAACTGGCCACACTTGTGCCAGTGGTGTTTATGATCACACCCCATTGGCCTTGATGTGTGTCATAGGTTATCCAACTGCCTGAAGCACTGGCAATGTCATCCATATTGGTCATGACATTCTTATTTGTATCTATAACACCATTGATTTGATATCTGTTCAACAAGACAGCGGTGCCACTATTATAATTCACAGTCTGTGCTGAAAAAGTGTTTAGGTTAGTTAGACTATCCAGTCCTATTGAAGCAGAAGGAATGCCTGCTCCATAGGTGCTGGTGTTGGTCATGTAGTCATTGAGAACATCACCTGGCAATTTCATACTGTTCTCTACATTAAATTTCCAAGTGCCAAGAGCAGTAACATTGTTTGCGTTGTTGTAGGTCAGGTTAACTACCGCAAAGATTAAATCACTCATCATGTGAGTAGAAGTGGTCCAACCAGGAATTAGATTGTAAGCATAGGTAGAACTGTTTATAGAACCATTGGCATAAGGAGTAGGAATCAATTGTGTTTCACTGTTGCCAGCATAACAATAAACCTGAATTAGGCCATTCATACTGGTGTCTACATTGCCATCTGGGTCTATGGTATAGGAGACTGTGATACCATCAGGTTGAAAACTGACCTTGTTGTTGTTCCAATAGATATCGTGGAATTGATAAACACTGGGACCTCCTGTGCTTAAGAGTGATCCTGTTTTTTCACTGAGTGTTAGAGCATACCACATGGTCTGATTGGTATTGGTCATTACCGCTTCAGTCACAATAGGACTTTGATAAGCACTACCATAGATTACAGGTATTTTATTTTCAACAGAAGCGTTTAACTGTTGTCTAACACCAAGGTCAATGGTTGTATTTTGTGGTTGTAGGTTAGAAGCAATCTTTGAACCAATGAAAGCCAAGCCTGTGATCTTGACAATACTGGATAGGATGCTGTCGCCACTTAGAAAATCAACGATACCAGATAGGAAACTCATTAGACAGGTGCTCCAAAGTTAATGTTGGCATTGAATAATGCTGGCACCCTATCCATCCCGTGGTCATTGGGAAAGTCTATTGGATTTGTTCTACGGCCTTTTACTTTATTATTCAAAACATCTAATACGCTGGTGGCACTGAGCACAATAGTGGTCTTACCATCACTGGTGCCTTCGGGTAGTTCATCTGAAATAGTAAAATTATTCACCACACCATTAAACTTGCCTGTTGGATTGCCATCGATATTTAATAGGTTCCCTGTAATAGGATCGAAAAATCCTCTCACAATGGTCAAAGGACTGCCTTTCATGTTGGCACCAAGAATTTCTTTAATATTTCCTGTAGGATTGCCATTTATATCTTTCCAAGGTATGCCACTGATAACAACACTTAATTCTTGATTGATGGCTCTTAAACTATTTGTAGTTTGACTGACACTGATCAACTGACCAAGACCGTCATAGGTAATGCCGTTTATGGTTAATGATCTATGATAGTCACTAAAATTTACAACACCATAATTGTAGATGTTAAGACTTAGGAATAGGTTAGTCTGAACTGAAGTATAACCTGATAGGTTAATCATTGGCATTAGGGCACCTCACTGAATATAAAAGGTCCAGTCCATTTTATTTGATTGTATTGCCAAATGGTCCAACGAGGGAATTGTGTGGCAATAACATTCCAAGTGACATTTTCAGCACCTACCAATAAAGTATATGTGCCAGCAGGATCTCGTAAAGGTCTATTAAGTGTAATGGTATTAGAGTTATAAGGAACATCAAAGACCACACTATAAACATGACCACCTGAACCTAATTGAATTAAGTCACCTGATAGGAATTTATATCCACTATACAATGCGGCAGGTTGAGAAGTTATTGTGACCGTGTTATCTGTGCCAGCACTGACCTGGAAAGCATTTACAGGATTAGGAATCCATTGATAGCATTGATAACCATAGATATAATTCAAAGCAGTCTTACTGATATTGATAGGACTGGGTGTTACCTTATCAAGATATTCTATTTGTTCAATGATAGGTCGATAGTTTGACCATAGAGGACCATCAGGCAGTTTAACTTCAAACTCCCATATTTGTCCTCCTAAACTTGAAGCCTTGACAATACCATCTCGACTCACAGTCTGCGAGACTTTTTTCATTTTGTTGATTGCTATTGTTTCTGCGTTATCAATAACTGATTGAAATGTGAATGTCATATATTATGTCCTTGTTGGTGGCAGAGCCTTTTGTCCCTGTAGACTTAGGGCATAGATAAAACTTGGATCTCTGGCCAGCATCTGTTGGAAACTAAGTGTATCTACCGCATTGATATTATAAACCACATTGGTCATTGCGGGTTGTGAACTGCTGATTTGGCTATTAGGAATTACATTAAGACCTTTTGCTCCTGTTAGAATTTCAGGACCTTTTTCACCCACAAGCACAGGACCATTGGTAGGAACTGTTCCGCCTTCAGCGAGACCAAATAGACTTTTTGCTCCGCCTATTAGATTGCTAAAGAAATTACCCATACCTGCTCCACCACCTGAAGCACCACTTACACCTTTAAATAAGGCAATAACCTGTTCTTTCATTTCTATCTTAACAAAATCTAAAATAATAGAATCTGCGAATTCTTTGAAACTGCCTTTGCCTGTGGTGACAAAATTATCTAATGCTTTGTTCATATCATTAAACATTACATCAACTGCCGCTGAAGCCATTTCAGCAGGATTTTTTGCTTCTCTACTGATCTTAGCAATGGCCAAGTTTATTCCTTCTGCCGCGGTGGTCATGCTGGCCTGATTGTCTTTTTCTGCTTGAGCACTATCTTGTTTTCGCTTGTCATATTCAGCGTGAATAGCATCTGTAAGTTTTTTCTGTTCAGCAATTTGTGTTTCATTCAGGCTGGATTGATCACCAAATAGACTTTGAACTTTAAGAATTTCTGCTTCTTCTTGTTTTCTTAAATTGATATTGTCTTGAATAATTTTTTGTTCTATTACACTATTGGCCAACAAGATATCACGCTGATCTTTAAGAGTTTCAGTTTGAAGTTTGGTATCCTCAGTGAGTTTTCTATGTAAAGCACCTGTAATGTTGCTCATAGATTTTTCAATTTCTGAACTTTCAATTATTTTGGCATCAAGTTGTTTTTGGGCATTGACTTGAGCAGTTAGAGCCTTACCTCTATCACTTGTTCCTTCAGGATCACCTATGGCTTTCAAACGCTTGCGAAGCATTTCTTCTAAGGCTAAACCATCCAATGTTTTCTTACGTTCAATATCACCTACATCAATTTCTTGATATGCTTGTGAAATTTTAGCGGCATGAAGTTTTAATTGTGTTTGAAACTCCATCTCAGCATTCTTTTCTTTGATAGCATTAACCTCAAGAGACGCATCTAATTCTATTTTTGCTTCTTTCTTTAAAGCATCTATTCTGGCATTGGTAGATCCTGCTCTCAATGGCTCAACTTCATTTGAACGCTTTCTTTCTGCTTCAAGAGCGGCAATCTTTTCTTCATAGGCTAATCTTGCCTTGGCATCTGCTACCTGAGCATCTCCCATCTTGGCAGAATCAATTTCTAAGGCGGCCCTTTTCGCGGCGAATCCTACTCGTTTATTTTCTAAATCTACACCAGCCTGTAGGCCCAAGTTAGCCTGTTGTCTTAGAATTTTTTCTTGTTCTTCTTGATCTTTTTTAGATTTAATTGCGGTCGCCGCATTGTCCTTATCTAATTTGGCCTGTTCATCAGCAAGGTCTTTCGCGGCCTGCTTTCTTGATTCGGTCAATGTTTTTAAAAGATTGATCTGTTGAGCAGTTCTTTTATCTTCAGGAACATCATTGATGCGTTTGATTGCGGCTTCAAGACTTTCAAGATTCTTTTTAAGTGTATCTACATTGGTAGCAGTATCATCTTTACCTAAATTCTTTAAGGTATCCCAGAATTTACTCATATGTTGAGTAAGACTATCCCATAGACCTCCTAATAGACCTACTTCTTTCTTTTGATCCTGAATAACCAAATTAAAGGCCTTCATGGTTTCAGTGCCAGCCTCTTGATATTTGCCTTGTCTAATTAAGGCATCAATGTGAGCAAATTGTGCGGCAGTTAAGAAGTGGTATTGATTGTTAAGATCTTGGATAACATGAATGTTGCCTTCAAAGGCCTTGCTGAGAACACTGCCTACCTTGTCAGCACTTTCTCCAGTCATGTCTGCGACTTTTTGTATGACTTTGCCTAATTCTGTTAGTCCAGGTTGAGCAACACGACCAGAAGCGGCGATCTTAGATAGTGCTTCACTCATAGCACCACCTGTTATTGATCCTCCTGCTAAACTATGAGCAAGAACTTCAATAGATCCAGCAGTGGCTCCAGCATAATCGCTGGTTAAAGCCAATTGATTTTTAAGATTATCTAATTCGTTTGAACCTTTGACTGCCGCCACTGCCACTGTGCCAATCGCCGCGGCAAAGACTGTCAATAGGCCTATAGGACTGGCCAAGAAACCACCAAGTGCCTTAAATGTTGCTCCTAAAGCATCTGTGTTTTTTAGTAGATCAACACCCTGAGCACTAAAGGTTCTAATAACACCTCGACCTTCAGCCAAGTCTTGAATTAATTGAAGCAGATGTCCTCTGGCTCCTGCTACACTTTTGCCTAAGTTATCTGTTGCCTTAGAAGTTTCATTGGTAGCCTGAGTAGCAGATTTAGCATTGGTTTCAAAATCCTTAAAACCCTTGGTTAGGTCTTTTAGGGTTTGACTGGCTTGACTGCCATCAACTACAATCTTTACGGTGGTATCATTTGAGGCCATTATAGTTTCCTAACATATTCATAAACTCGTTCATCAACAAAGGTAAAGACCTTAGGTTCAAAAACACCTGCTTCTAATTGATCACTCCAACCTTCATACAATAATCTTTCAGCATAAGGATAATCAGCATGAATGGTAATTTGACCATCATAGGTTGTATTGTTTCTGGCGTGTCCTGGATCAGGAGCCTTAACATTTTTGTCTATAGGAGTTAGTGAAACCACATAGGGATGTAATTCGGCGGCTATGGCACGAGGCATATCTTCTAATTTCTGAAATATCTTTTGATAATCAGTCATCTGAACTTTACTTTGCTCCATTTCTTATCTCCTCATACATCTTTTGTATGTCTTCACTCTTTTTACCTTTGAAAGCCATGTTTGCTCTTTCAGCAGGTGTTGCCCTTTGATACTCATCCCAAGCACTCTTTATATCCATGGCCATTATATCAAATATATTAGCCTCTTCTGCGACCTGACTGGGTAATAGGTGATACTGTTCTCCCATGGCCGCACACAATATTAGATATTGCTGGTCTCCAGTTGGGCGGACTGGGTTGAGTTCTTGGTCTTTGATTTTACAAAATATTCTGTGATTTTAGTAAGAATGTGTTCGAAAACATCATGCTGAATAATATCATCAGGATTTTTTAACAAAGGTTGTCCCTGTTCGTCTTTTAACAGACTCTGTGCCATCGCATCAATTTTCTCAGCGTCACTTTCAATGATGGCTTTGATCCAATCATTGTATAGTTTAATTGAGGGGTATTTTGAAATGTAGACAAAGTCTTGCTCTGCTATTTCTATAACCTTAGGGTCGGTTAATTCCAACTTAAGGATTTCGTTTTTATTTTTTACTAAACTCATTTAATATCTCCAAATCTATCTTTTAAGTAATGAATCATAGCAAGAGAAAATTTATATCTGTTCTCTGCTTTTTCTAAATCAGTCTGTGCGTGTCGGATCTCACTTAGACCTTTGGCCAGTTCAGCCTCAAGACCTACAAGCAATTCCAACAGGGAATGATTTTCAAATAACATATCTATACATCCTTTCCGATATTTACTCGTGGAAAGAGGATATCGGTTAGATATCCCCCTCTTAGCCTCTATTAGGCTTTGTAGTTGTAACCACCATCGACTTCGATTACCAGCGGAGACATCCAGACCGGTTGGTCGGGTGTCACTTTTGGTGCCAAGTTTGCTAAGAAACCTGAACCTGTGGAAACGTGAGTCGTGCCTCCTCCCCAAGAGAATTGGAAATAAACACGATCCTTGTTGTTGCTTAGACCCCATAAACCTTTTGAAACAGGTGAATTCGATCCTCCTACAGTTGTAGTGAAGAAAGATGTGTCATCAACGACGACATTAAAATTCAAACTGTTGGTTGCTGGTGTTGTTACAACATATCGACTTGTGCTATCAAGTTGAACCCATCTAAATGTTCCATTACTGTTTGTGACAGTAATGTCTTGTAGGGCTGGAACTGTAATAGTATTAGTCGTAGCGGTTGTCCATGTTCCGATAGTTGATAATTTTGCTGGATCAGCAGAAATTATTAACTGAACGAAATTACTTGGACTACTTACATTTAAACTTGCCATTATATTTTCCTTTTAAATTGTTTGTAAACGAGTTAGATCAAAAATAACTCTATAACGCTCACTATTATTAACATACTGTTGTTGAATGGTGTGCTCCCTTAAGAAATATCCACTAAACAAATCATTGTCAATTAGGGTAGTAAAGATTCCCAACAGGTCGCTCACTTGAGGATTGACCTGTTGAGTAATCAAATACATTTCTACTCGATCTTTGATATTGTAAGTGTGTGCCCCAGGTAGAATCCCGTTTTGATTTTTAACGCGATCTGCCTGATATATCCTTGCCACATAAATGCCCTCACTAATCTTAGATTGATTAGAAGGAAATTCAGTGAATGTCTCAACCAGTGATGTTCCCGTGCTAATGGTCTTAGCAGAGTTGATCGCTGATATGACATCACTTGTGGTGAATAAAGGCATTAGAAATATCTCCTATCACTTTCGAAGAAGTTGATATCGGCCAACCAGTCTTGCTGATAAGTGCCGACAAAACCAAGATTGCGTAGATCATAGAAATAACTTTCTTGTTTTGCTTTCTCCCATTCCTCCTCAAATCGCTTGCGAGCGAAATTAAGGTTAGCCATGTCTTTATCATTGATGTTACTGTTGTCAGTCACCAAGGTTGAATAGAAAATTTCTATCGCCTTGTAGACTTCTAACTGTATCAGTGTCTGATTCTGCTTGGCTAATTGGCCTGGATTGAATGCTGTCATGGTCATTCCACCTGCTCCTTGCGGAACTGGTAGATTGTTAGGACTTACAGTAGGTGCCGCAGGTGAAGCAGGTTGTGCTCCACCAACTGCGGCCTTGTAGTAGAAAGCACCAAGTGTTCTCTCCACAAAGGCCGACCACCAACCGAACTCCAACATATTCAGCAATTCAATTGAGGCTTTAGGGAATAAGATTTGAGTGATATAGAGATTTTGATCTCCCTCGAAAGTTGGATCATTCAATACCACTTGCTCAATTCTTCTATAGGCCGCACGATCATAAAATTGAACATCGGTCGGAGATGCCGTAGACACTTTGTAGAGACCCACAATGGGGTTTCCACTTGAATAGGTTATCTGTAGACCGGGGTCAGTATATTTTAAGAAACTCGTTAAGGCCATTTTTGTTCTCCCTTGTTAGGCCCGAAGGCCTGCCCTATTTTAGTTGTATGAATCAACAATAGCAACTTCAAGACCACGAGCCTGATCCACAACGCCTGAACCGAAATAGCCCAAGCCTGTAATCCAGGTTTGTAATCCACCGTCTTTGTCACCCATGGAGATGTCAAGACCTTTAACCATCACAGTAGTGATAGCCTGAGGACCAAACGCCGCACCAATGTGACATTGTGCTGAACCACGCTTAACAGTTCTTGTAACATTTTGTTGTAAGAATGTTGAGAAGATCACAGAACAACCATAAAGGTTACGCAACATACCAGTAGATAACAATTCATCACCCAATGCTGTTAAACCAGCGTTGATTGATGTTCCACCTTGAACTGCTGGGCTATAGATAGCACCACCTGTTAGTTCAGATAGTAATTGTTGCTCTTCTTGTGGTCCTAACACCAATGTAGGACGACCTGGGTTACGCGCCTCACGCCATGCTCTGATAATATTTCTGATTAAAGCAGAAATAGTTGTAGCATTTACTGAGTCTTCAGCAAGACTGTTTGTGCTTGTAGTTTCAATTAGGCTTAGACCTTGTTGAGCCATGGCTGACACACGCTTGAAGCCGTCTGTTAAACCAGGATCAGTTTGACTATAATCACCACCACCAGCACTTGTGTAAGTGGCAGTAGTAACAACATAATACTGAGCAGTCTGAGTAGAGTTGAAACCAGCATTGCTTGTGTCTGTAGAAGTAACAGCAGAAGGATTACCAACGAAAGCCTTAGTGACTCGTTGATCAACCTTTTCAGCAAATGAAGCACCTAACTCTGAACCTAAATTGTTAGCAAGGTCAAACGCAGTTGTCCAGCCTAAGAATTTAGAGAAAGCAGTTTGAGCAACGGCAGGAGTAGCAACAACCTCTTTGGCTGTGATACTTGCTTGTTGTTCATAAATGCCGTATGGGTTAGAACCTTGGTCAGTGTAATCACCATAACTGATAGGAGCCATTTTTGGCACCTTGTATGTGTTACCTTGATTAGGCATAACCACATTGGTCATATTGACCAAACCTTGCGACTCGTGTAAAACTTGAATCGCGGAATTCTGGATAGTTTTTTCAAACGCGGAACTTTCACCAGATGTCCCACCAATAAAATAAGCCATTTCTGTTTCCTTTTTTTATACTATGGGTTTATTGAAAGAAACACTCATACCCTTAAGTGATCGACCGCCAATTCCTTGACGCTCTTTCCAACGCTTCCATCCTTCTGGATCAGTTGCGGCATCTGGAATGTCATCAGGATTACCCTGAACACCCATACCAAACTTGCTACCTGTTCCTGAACGAGGATCATCTACACCCAGTTTAGGTCTTGCTTTCAAAATATCTTGTGCTAAGAAGTCAAGACCTACGGGACTACCGTTTTTATCCAGTCTTGGACCACCATTCGCACCCTTTACATAAAAGTTTCCATTCTCATCAAAGTCTAATTGGTTTTCAAATAGCGGTGTCGCTATATCTAACATATTAGGATCAAAGCCTGCTTTAACCGCAGTCTCTTTGATTTGGCTTTGAAGTGTTGTTTTGCGAACTGTTTGATCCTTTTGAACCAATTGGTTTTGAAGGTCATTCAGCATACTACGCAGTTCAGCAATTTCTCCACCTGAGGATCTACTACTTTTAGGGGCTGTATCGTTGCCAGCGCTTGACTTCATACTTTCAATAAACTTGACAGCGTCTTTTGTCTTAGAGAAATCGACACCAGCAACCTTACTTAAAGCCTGAAGCACTTCTTGTTGTCCTGACTTACGAATAGCACCAAAATTAGGCTGTTCGTTTGCTGAGACATCTTGTGATCCTTGAGCCTCCATTACTGGAGCACTTGGAGTCGCTTGGCTTGCGGTGCCACCGTTTGATGTTTTACTATCCATCTTATGTTTTCCTTTAGAGTTTAAGGGGATCAACCCCAGTAATGACCTTTAACGACTGATCATCACAGTCGAGTAATCTTATCTGCCCACGCCTAACATGATCAACTGACGAGCAATCGGATCATTGGTGGTTACACCTTTATCCTGAATCTCGCCACCGTAGAGTTCTGCGGCTGTGTCTTCACCTGTCTTGCGTATTAGATCTGCCTGAGCATAATCTTGAGCATTGTCAGGTTGTGTAGTTAAACTT